TCAAAGCAAAGCGGTGCTTATTAATTGGATTGAGATGTACCGGAAATATAACGCGCTCTCTTGCAAGAACTGCATTAAGCGAGGGAAAACTTGCCCTTGGGACGGATCATATCAGCACAAGGACGCGAACGGAAACGAGATCGGAATCTGCAACGCTTATGAGTGAAAAGGAGATTAGCATGACCGATAACCCCGCAACCGTCATAACAGAAGAACCGACAACCGACAAGAAACCATTTGTACTGCGAGAAGGCACTAGCGGGAACGGCATAACTATAACGTTTCGCATATCTCCGGCACAGCTTGAACGCCTTATGAGAATCTATGCTATGAGGGGCAGAAAGAGCCGGAGCGCGGTTATACGCCTATTGCTGAACCTCGGCATTGAAGCGTATGAAGCTAACCCGAAGTTTCAAAAGCAACTCGCGCAGTTATCCGACAAGGAACAGAAAGCAGAAGCAAAACGGAACAACGAACTCCGCTCGGAGATTTTAGGAAGATTGAAAGGGGTATGAACCTAAAGTCATTATCAGCTAAAGCCCGTTCGTTTGGGCGGGCTTCATGGTGCTAATGGCATCAAATTAAGCAGGAGGAAATTATCATGGAATCAAAGCAATACACAGTCGTTGAGGCGTGCAACAACGGAGATATATTCAAGACCAATTTCGAATACCTTTCGGACGCTAACAAATTCGCTTTTAACTGCTGGGAAAACCTGACCAACGACGAGAAGAAGAACTGGCACATTTACGTCGGAATAGTTTATTCTTACGAAGATGGCGGCATGGATATCGATATTCCCAACGGTGCGTTCGACTTTCACGAAACGAGGGCAAAATAATGCAGATGCGTGAAATTCACCCCGAAATATTGAAAGCTATGAAGGAGCGCTACAAGGCCGGAACTCGCGTTAAGCTGAATTACATGAACGATGTTATCTCTAGCGTTCCTGATGGAACTTTGGGGACGGTGGTATGCGTGGACGATGTTGGAACTATTCACGTAAACTGGGATAACGGACGGACGCTCGGTGTCGTTTACAGGGAGGATTCATGTTCGATAATTTAACCCGCCTGATGATGGTTCGATGGTGACGAGCCGAAACTCCCTTATGGGGTCGCGGGAAACCGTAAAATAAAAAACGGAGGAAAGATACCATGTTGAACAGCAAAAGCAAGAACGACCGTATGAACCGCGCAGGAGCGCAGAAACCGACGAATTACCGCAAGGCATACAACGGCATTGTCAAGCAGTATGAAACGCCGACAGCCGCGCCGAAGATGGTCAGAACGCGCTTATACTCGGCGGCAAGCATTGACGTATGAATTACTCGTTTTCGCCCATCTCGGTCAATCCTGAACACATTTCTGTTGATTGATTTGGTTGTTTGTGGTATAATGTGAACGATATGAAAGGATGGTGTGATTTATGATCGAAATCGTTAAACAGCAGGAGCTAGACATGCGCGAAGGAACTGATTGCGCGTTCTGGGAAACAGTGGTCATGACGAGGTTTATGGACTTCATCGTGGTAGAAAAGTATAGGCGTTCGTCTGGTTGGTTCGGCACGGAAATCGATATCAGGCTTCGGGCGTGGTTCAAGGACGGCGAAGAAGCGAGAGCCGATAAGTGGTATGAGTTGCTTTGCGCAGGAGAAGAATATTGCCTCGAAGATAAGATGCGAGAGGCGTTTGATTCCGAACAGGAGGTACAATGATCGCTATATTTGTCTTGCTCGCAGGATTTGCGATGGTGTGTTTTGCATGACAGGAAAGGATAAACCAGTATGACTATTGACAATATCGTTATTTCGTTCGCATGCTTTGCTCTCGCAGTGCTCAATGTTTTTGTTTCGGAGTTATCTCACATCGACGGAAAGCGCGTGATCGAATCGATGTTAATGGGCGACGCTCTGATGTTTGCTTTTCTTGGAGCGTTTGCGCTGATTCCATGTTGAGGACGGTTGAATTTTCAGATTCTAAGGACTTCGCAGAACGAATGATGAAAGATTTAGCGGATCGCAAAAAGGCTTATGACCGTTTGGATCGCGACCTTGCTTTCGATCATCATCGGAGACAGCAAAAGAAATTGCGTCGTTATGGCGCGTACAGATGGAGGTAAACATGAAACTCGAAGATAGGCGCATGGGCGCAATCGTTGCAATCGTCATCATGTGCGTTATGGCGGCGGTTTGTCTGGTGATGTTTATCAAGGAACTATTTTAAGGAGGAAACAAAATGAAATCAATCTATAATGCCAGAATCAAAAGCACGTCTCTCGGCACGGAGGATCACGGAATATTGACGTTCTACTTGCACCTCGAATGGAACGGCGGTGGATGTGGTTTCGGCGGGTACGCGCTTGACGAATATGACAAGGCAATGGACAAGCGGATTGCTACAGCTCGTGGGTTGCAATGTATTCAAGAAGTCATGCGCGTGGTTGGCGTTAGCTCATGGGAGTCGCTTGCGGGTAAATATATCCGCGTTGAGCAAGACGATTCAGAATATACAATTCACAAAATCGGCAATCTGATGGAAGATAATTGGATCGACCTTAAAACATTCTGGAAATCGGATAAGGAGGGTTAATTTTATGAAATCAATCAAAGCACGAATCACATTCACAGAAGAAGTTCTCGGAACATGCGCGGGTGATCCTAGAATCCATGAAGAGTTCATTGCATCAAAAGCCCCGAACGCTCTGAATATGGAAGAAGAAGTTGCCGCGCTCGGTGTAGATGAAGTTGTCAAGAACGGCATGACGGTATTCCCGCGAGACAATCAAGACCGACCGTTTCTCTACGACTACCAGATCAAAGGTTTCTTTAAGGACGCATGTTCGATGTTGTCAAGATGCTCCAGCAAGGACGCGAACGGCAAAAAACAGGCGGTCAACGAATCGTCCAAGATCACGGCATTCAAAAAGGTGATCGACGGTATGATTTTCGTAACACCAAGACAGATTCCGTTCGTGTTCGATGGTGCTGTTGGGAACTGCCAGCGACCACTCAGAGCGCAGACGGCACAGGGTGAGCGAATCGCCCTTGCAAACAGCGAAACCATTCCTGCGGGCGCGTACATTGACGTTGAGATCGTTCTGTTGAATGAAGCGTATGAATCGGCTGTCATGGAATGGCTGGACTACGGCAAATGGCGCGGCATTGGTCAGTGGCGAAATTCCGGCAAGGGCGCGTTTACTTACGAATTGCTGAAATAGTTGCGACGGCAAATCCTTGCATCGTGAGCAACAGCACAGCAAGGAACTGAATATCTCCGCAAAGGCATTTGAATAGCGATACAAGGCAACGGCACTGTACGGACGAGCAGGGACTGCACGGCAATGGAAGAGTTCGGAAGGGCAGAGTTAGCAAAGGCAACGCTTAGAATCGAGAGGCGATGGAGTAGCAAGCCGAAGAGAAGCGCAGCAAAGGCAAGGCGTTGAAACGGATAGCAAAGGCAAGGCACCGTCTAGCACAGCGAGAGCGAGGCATGGCGGAGCGTAGCAACAGCATGGCAATGATTGGAGAAGCGGAGTTCGCAACGGATTAGCCAAGCATTGAGTCGCAAAGCAACAGAGAGGCATAGACCAGAATTGAATCGCAACAGCATAGCTTGTCTAGGCATGCATAGCCATGGCACAGACCTCTTGACAACCTCGCGCACTTGCTATATTCTTTTATTTGGGACGCAAACCATTCACGGTGGCGCGATCCAAGTGAATACGGCTCGTCCCCTCAAAGTCCGCAACGGTGTGCCGTGAACACACCCGAAGCGGATTTTCTTGTTGAGAAAAGTATATATTATTTTGATTTTGCTATTTACAAGCACTTCCAAGTATGTTATAGTAAGTATAGGAGAACGAAATGAAGATTCCGAAAGCGGCAATCGCATTAAATCGTAGTACAAAGACAATCCGCACTTGGATTAAGAGCGGTATTCTTCATGCTACAAAGTTGGGAAGAGATTGGGAAATCTCCGAAGAAGAAGTTGACCGGATTAAGCGCGACGGTCTGGAACTCAAACGGCAAGATGAATAAGGAGATTATATGAATACTGATATTCAAATTTTTAACAACGAACAATTTGGGAACGTTCGGGTTATTGATCTAGGCGGTGAACCGTGGTTTGTTGCCAAAGACGTTTGCGAGGCGTTCAATGACACAAACCACATCAGAAGCGTTGGCCGGATCGATGATTCCGATAAATGCGTGATTCAGGTTATTGACAACCTCGGAAGAACACAGAGCGCAACAGCGGTAAATGAGTCTGGATTATACTTGCTATTGTTCGGAATGCAACCGCAAAAGGCAAACAATAGTGGGGTGTCCGATGCGTACCCCATCGAGGTTCAGAAAAGAATCGATAGGTTGCGAGATTTTAAGCGGTGGATTACTCACGATGTTCTTCCATCTATTCGCAAGCACGGCATGTACGCAAAGGACGAACTACTCGACAATCCCGACCTGCTGATTGAGGTTGCAACCAAGCTAAAGCAGGAACGCGACGCTAGACTTTCCCTCGAAGCAGAGAACGCCGCTATGCTTCCAAAGGCAGATTTCTACGACGCGGTAATCGAAAGTTCCGACACCATCGAAATGGCAACCGTCGCAAAGATTCTGAATGTTGGGATCGGTCGCAATAGACTGTTTGAAATTCTACGTGAACAAAAGATTCTTAGGGATGATAACACCCCATTGCAGAATTACGTCGATCTTGGTTGGTTCAAGTGCGTCGAGAGCAAATACACTAAACCAGACGGCGGAACATTCATCAACGTCAAGACCGTCGTTTATCAAAAAGGTATCGATGGAATATTAAAGTTGCTTAAAGATAAATATAATTTGAAACCGATTGTTTGAGTAGGGGTATCTATATGTCTGAAAGAAAACCCATATCAAAGAAATTGCGCTTTGAGATATTCAAGCGCGATGGATTTACTTGCCAGTATTGCGGAAAGATGTCGCCTGACGTTGTGCTAGAGGTTGATCACATTAAGCCAGTTGCAAGCGGTGGCAAAAACGACATGCTCAACCTTGTTACGGCGTGTTTGTCATGCAATCGCGGTAAGGGTGCAACCGAATTAAAAGACGAATCAATGGTGATTAAGCAACAGAAGCAGCTTACCGAAGCAAACGAAAGACGGTTGCAGTTGCAAATGATGCTTGAATGGAAAGCGGAACTTGCTCGTCTTGTTGAGGATCAAGTGGATTATATCTGTGGCGTTTTCTTTAGTACCTATAAGCACGTATTGCAGGATCACGAGAGGCAGAATATAAAGTCACTAATAAATCGGTTTGGATTTAACGATGTTTGCGAGGCTGTTGACATTTCAATATTGAAATACAATTATTATTATTACGCACTTGAAAAACTTGGCGGCGTTTGCTATAACCGTAAAAACGGAATAAGGAGTGTTAAACATGGCAATCAAACGAATCGTTAGTACAGAATTTTGGACGGATAAGAAGGTTGTTGAGCAATTCACGCCAGAGGATAAGCTATTTTTCCTTTATCTTTTGACAAATCCTCACACTACGCAGCTTGGAATTTATCCGTTTATACCTAAGATCGCGGCGTTTGAAATTGGATATAGCAAAGATACCGTGTTGAACCTTATCGAAAGATTTGAGAAATATGGCTTAATTAGATATTCAAACGTCAGCAGTGAGATTGCCGTTAAAAATTATCTAAAGCATTCAATCGTCAAGGGCGGCACTCCCGTTTACGATCTTTTAGTCAAGGAGTCGAATCTGGTTAAAGATAAGTCATTGCTTAGATTTGTATTGTCTGCCAATAACGATAGTTTGAATGATACAGTTCGTAAGTTTATCTCTGATACGGAAAAAGACAATGATAACGAAAAAGATAATGACAATGACAATGAGGATTCGTACCACGAATCGTATGACGAATCGTTAAGCGATAATAACAATAATGACGATTTCGACGTTTTCTGGAAAGCGTACCCTGTTAAAAAAAGCAAGCAAGATGCAAGAAAAGCGTTTGATGCTTTAGGTAAAAAAAAGGATTCTCCAACAATCGAACGGCTAGTAGCATCGGTTGAGACGCATAAAAAATCCATTAGCTGGCAAAAAGACGGAGGACAGTTTATCCCACACCCTGCGACCTATTTGCGAAAAGGAATGTACGATGACGAATTAAGCGCGTCGGCTGGATCGACAAATCAAATTACATCAGGATTTTTTACAAACATAGCAAAGGAGCTTGGAGAGAAATGAACACCGAAGAATTATGCCAGATTTTTGAGAAATTGGCGAGTCTTTATCCGAACGATAGAACTTTTACGAGATCAAAAGAAGACATAACTGCAACTATAGTCCTTTGGCAAGAAGCACTTGTTGACGTGACTTTCGACTGCGCCACTAGGTTTCTAACGGATCACGTTCGCAGAAGTCAGTATATGCCAGCCGTTTGTGACTTCTATCAATTCCACAAACAAGAACTTATCGACAAGCGCATGCGGATCGAATCAACGCAGGAGAGCTACATCAACGACGGAAGAAACGTATTGCTTGAAACCGCGAGGATGATGTACGAGCAAGGGCTGATCACGAACCCGTTCAAGAAGAAAGCGGCAGAACAGAAAGTGGAGGAGGAAAAGGAATGATTTGGTTTATTATTGGGATCGCAGTTGCAATTTGGTTGACCGTTCGTTCGTGGGTAGATAACTTCTGGTTTGAGACGGTCATCGGACACATCATCGGAAACATCGGTCAATTGGTAATGTGCTTACTATGCGCGTTGATTGTGTGCGTGATAAGCAGTTTTATCGCAACAGATTCCGTTGAGGATTTCACCAAGAAAGAAACGTCGCAAGAGATTTACGCCTTGTCGGATAATATCGGAAGCGAAGGATCGTTCTTTCTTGGAACTGGTCAGGTCGGTAGCGATATCTCGTACTACTATGTTGTAGATTCTGAAAACGGCAAGCACATTGAATCTGTTAAGCGCGAAAACGCATACGTCAAATACGGAGACGAACATACGGTAACCATCGTTTCTTACGAGTTTGAAAATAAAGCATTGCACTGGATCGCGTTCTCAACCAAAGAAAATGACTATATATTTCGCGTTCCAGAGGGGACAATTACAAGCTCATTCCAGATCGACTTGAATTAAGGAGGAAAACAAAATGCTTGACAACGATACCTTACTACGCCTATTCAAGTGCTTCCCAAACTCGTTCTTGAATTCGCAGTTGGAGTTTATAGCGGATTTGAAATCGAACACATACTTTCAGCTATCGGATTGCGAAACGGAATTTCAGGTCAAGAAGAAAGTCATCCAGCGGTTGAGCAGAGCGGCTTTTAAGTCAGAGCCGTATCAGACGATGATTGCGAACGAACGTTTTCATAAGCGCATTGCAAGAGGCATAAACGACTTTCTTGACACTGATTGGGATTGCGACGATTTTGAGATCATCTACACCAAACTCGGAAATGGTTGCAACGATAATTTGTGCGAGGCGTTTATCAACAGCGGGTACGAATTGGATGTTTTGAAAGGAGAAAAGGTATGAACGGAAATAATGTTTACGATTCGGACGATTGCGAGTTTCAGAAACAGGTGTCAGATTTGTTGGTTGGGAAAGCCATCGTCAAGGTTGAATCGTTTGGTGACGCAGATGCAGAGCTGACGTTAAGCGATGGAACGGTTCTATTCGCTGAAGGAAACACGGGTTGTGGTGGGTGTAACAACGGATGGTATGAACTCAAAGAACTGAACGGATGCGAAAATGCCATCACGCGTGTTGAAGCAAGTGACGATGGCGAAACGTACAACCTATTCGTGTATGCCGAAAACAAGAAAATCACGTGCCTGTCCTACGAAGGGTACGACAACGGATACTACGGAACGGGATACACAATCGCGGTACGTCCGAAAAAGGAGGAACCCACATGTGCGCAGGACTGACCACCGAACAACTAGCCATCATCGGTCTATACGCATTTGCAACGGTTGCCGCAGTAATCATGCTTGTTGTGACGCTTACTGTGATTAAGGCTATTTTGAGGATTGGAGGACATGACGGTGGGCGGATTTCTCGATTCGATTCGCATAAAAGCAGGACTCCCGCAAAAAACCATTGACGATACGGGAATCTGCCAGACATGCGGAAGTCTGTGCGCGGTCACCGAAACACTGATCGGATGTGAGGCGCACGACAAACTAATCATTCCAGAATTTCCGCCGTATTCAAATCCAAAGTTCAAGTGCGGAGATTGGAAACCGAATAAAAGAGCGGAGGTATAAATGCCATACGACGATTTTGAGAGCATGCTCTACGAAGAAGTTCCTGAAAAGCCTATCCCGCCACAACCGCAGGAGAAGCCCGTAGAGCGATTTAAGAGTGAAGACGCACAAACTGACGCTCGCGACGAGATTCCGGTTCCAGACGAGCCTCCTGCCGCCAGACGGTACGAACCAATGCAGTTGGAATCTCCAAGACGCATTGAACCCGAAGAAATCCTGACGTTGCCCCATAGCGGAGACGCTGAACGTTCGGTTCTTGGTTCGATGCTGATTGACACAGACGCTTGCGAACTGGCTTGCATACTACTGTCGGAGGAAGATTTCTACGTTCCCGCAAATGCGAAAGTATTCAAAGCGATTAAAGACCTCGTATCGAAAAACAAAGCGGTTGATCTTGTCACGGTAACAGAGGTTCTTGAACATCGCGGAGAAATTGATTTAGTCGGCGGAATACTCTATCTGACCGATCTTGTTACGTTTGTCCCTACGGCGGCGAACGTCAAGCACTACATCGACATTGTGAAAGGTCACAGCAATCGACGAAGCGCGATTAAGGCAAGCAATGAAGTTATACGCGATGCAATGGGCGGCGGGACTGAATACGTCAAGATTGCGCAAGCATCCGTTGAGGAAATCGAATCGAGCCGAATAAATGAAGTCGAGCGAGTTGGAATGAGAGCGATGCAAGCCGCAATCGAAATGGGTGACGCAAAAGCCGCTGACTTCTCGACTGGATTTCCAGAGGTAGATAAACTGCTCAAGGGTGGGTTCCGTCGCGGCGAGGTCGTAGTCGTTGGAGCAAGACCATCGCAGGGAAAGAGCAGTTTCGCAATGAACATCACGGATAGCTTTCTAGAAAAGAATCACGTCGTGTACATCCAGACAATGGACGATAGCGAGGTTGCGTTCCTGCAAAGGCTTGAAACCAAGATGTCACTTGTGAGCGGTTCGGAAATCGAGCGGTTTAAGTCAAGCACTATGGGTCAGTCGTTTTGCCTAGCGTTTATGGCGGCAGCAGAAAACTTACAGAATAAGCCGCTCTACATTGACGACTCGCCATCGGTGACAGTCGAGTACATCAAGGCAAAGTGCAAGGCGATTAAGCGAATTGAAGGAACGATTGATCTGGTGGTCGTGGATTACATCGGTCAGATTGATACGAGTGGAACACAATCGGGCAAGCGCAGAGCGGGATCAAGAGCAGAAGAAGTCGCGCAAGTCAGTAGCAAGCTAAAGATTCTAGCGAAAGAACTGGATTGCGTCGTGATGGTAATCGTGCAGTTCAATCGGTCAATCGACAGCAGACAGGATAAGCGACCGAACATGTCCGATCTCAAAGAGTCTGGTGGAATCGAAGCGGACGCGAATATTATCATTTGTCCGAGTCTGCCGTACAAGGACGATCCGAGCCGCGATCCATCGGAAACTGTGTTCTACGTCTTGAAGTCAAAGGGAAGTCAAACAGGGAGCATCGAAACAATCAAGTGGGACGGAGAACACTATCTGTTTTACGAGGGCGAGCATCCTAGAAACGCAAGGTTCAAGCGGAACAAGCCAAGCGAGAACGGTTTTATAGATGTGCCGACAGAAGAAATACCGGAAGAATTTACAGAAGAGAAGGAGTGATTTTTATGCGAATCGTGGTTTACTACAGCAACGGAAACAACGAAGAATTTTACGGAGATTTGTCAATTTCGAAGGAATCGATCTTGTGCATTACGCCACAGTGCGGAAGGGGATCACCGACATTCGTTCCACTAACTAGCATACTGAAATATACTATTGACAGGTAGGAGGAAAGAAATGGAATTTCAGTTTAGGGGTTTTTGCGAGAGCAGGTTCGGAACGGAAACGATTTGCGTAGACGGAAAGAATATTGTCGGAGACTGGTTCTACGGTTACTATCAGGGCAACAACACAATAGTCGGATGCGTGGATGTTTTTACAAATAAGATGGCTAAAAGAAAAGTTGTTCCGCAGACCGTTGGAATGTCATTCGAGCAAACGGACAAGAACGGTGGATTAATCCACGTCGGTGACATCATCGAACTGGTAACCGAGGACGGCGAGAAGATCACAATCGAGTGCAAATTCGGCACTGTTCAACGCCAAATCTACGAGAATCTTGTGGAGATCACGGGGTTCTACTTTGAGCGGTCAAACGACGGACGCAAGACGTTTCCAATCGTAAATAACTACCTCGGCAAGCACGACACAGAGATTTGGGAAGTCATCGGCACGATCTTCGACGTGAAGGAGGAAGAGAAGTGATTGAACAACGCGGAGAATGGAAGTACGCATTGATCTGCGACGAGTGCGGTCACGAGGTTAAGTACTTCAATACATTTGACGAAGCCGTTGAGTACAAAAAAGAAAACGGTTGGAAAAGCAAGAAGGTTGACGGCGAGTGGGTGAATGTTTGCCCCGATTGTCAGTGAGGAAGCAAATGACTAACCTAGAATCCCTACTAGAAGAATTTGCCAACACGCGAATCAAGTCTGCGTTCTACAAATATCCTAAAAGGATGATTTTTATCGGTGATTTTGAAGGAGAAGTGCTGACGCGAAAAGAAGCAATAGAAAAGGAAATTAACTGGTTGAAGGAGCAAAGGAAAGCATGAGAGAGAACCTATTCGAGCACATCGAAAGAACGAGCAACGCACCTTACATGGACTTCATACACTCAACGCCCGAACAGCTTGCTGAAAAACTCCTGAAAGCATCATGCTCATACTGCGTCTACGGTCAAAATGGTTGCCTAGACTGCGAAAACAAGAGCGGAGCGCTTTGCAAGGACGGCATTTTATCCTATTTGCTCGGAAAGACTCTTGACTAGACTGGTATTGTGTGGTATAATCTGCACATAACATTTAGAGAGAAAAAGAAGTCTTGGTATATTTTGAGCAGAAGGAGATTCGCGTATGCTAAAAGATGAAATCCTGTCGCAGTTAGACCGATTCGCGTCATATCTTGCAGAGGTTGAGGGTAAGCCTTTGACCACTATTAACGCATATGTCGGTGACATTCGGCAGCTTGCGACTATGTTTTCTGAAATGCCGGAAATCGCGGAGAAGTCAGTGACAGCCATCCGAAAGCCAGACGCGAACGCATACGCGAAGAAAATGGCAGACAGCGGAATGAAAGCATCTACTCGCGCAAGGAAAGTCAAAGCGGCTCGGTGCTTCTTCCGTTGGCTCTGCGAAGATGCAGAAGTCGTTTCGGAGTCCGTATCAAATGCGTTCAAGTCACTGAAATCGCCAAAGATTCCGCAGACACAGCCGTCGATCATAACGAAAGACGAGCGAGACGATTTGCTATCCGTGGTCAGAACTGGTGTATCAATGAATGAAAAGGCGCATTTGCGCGACGTTGCGATCATGTATCTATTTCTCGGTTCTGGAATCCGCCGTGACGAGTTGTGCAATATCGAGATGAAAGACGTTGACTTAAAAGAGCGTTGCGTGCTGATTCACGGAAAAGGCAACAAAGAACGCTACTGCTACTTTTCGGAGGGTGTTGCGGGAATCCTATCCGAGTACATCGGTCATCATCGGAAATCGCTTAAATGCCACGCAGAAAGCACCATGCTATTCTTGTCGCAACAGTCCGAACGAATCAGCTTGAGAGCAATCAACAACATCGTGGACAAATACCTAGAAGCATCGAACCTAAAAGAACACGGAAGATCGGCTCACGGATTGAGAAAGTCTTTCGCAACAACGCTGTACGAGAACACGCGGGATATTTACGTAGTAGCCGCACAACTTGGTCACAGCGGGTTGGGACAGATCAAACGATACGTAGGCGTAGGAAATGACGTAAGGCAGGCCGCCTGTGCGACGGTAGAATTGTGAGAATGGAATATTTATGACGAACTACGAACGGATTCAGATTGACAAGGCGTTTTGCGCATCGGTGCTTTTTAGAGCGGAAGAGGGAGCGTATGAGTTGTGGATTGCCGGAGAGTGGCGGGAAAGCCGAGGGTGCAACATGGAGTATGGGTTTGCTAAGGCGAAAGGGATTCCGGTTGAGTTTGTTGGCGGAGGTGATTGAATGGCAAAACAGATAGCGTACAACATGGACTGCATGGAAGCCATGCGGGAGATGCCGGATAAAGCATTCGAGCTGGCGATTGTTGACCCGCCGTATGGGATAGAGCGATTTAAGCGCGGTGGCAGCGTGGTTAACCGGTACGGTGACGAAAATCGACAATGGAACAACATAAAGCCCGCCTCTGAATACTTTGAAGAACTTTTTCGGGTAAGCAAAAGCCAAATAATTTGGGGAGCAAACAACTTTAGCTTGCCGCCTTCTGAATACTTCATAATTTGGGACAAGGTTAATCCGTTTGAATTTAGCTTTGCGATGTGTGAACAGGCGTGGACGAACATCAAAAAGCCTGCAAAGATTTTTACATATAATTCGCGGAGCGAAAGCGCAAGCCGTATTCATCCAACACAAAAACCCGTCAAGCTCTATGAGTGGCTTTTAACCAACTACGCCAAACAAGGCGACAAGATACTCGACACGCATTTAGGTTCAGGCTCGTCACGCATAGCCGCATATAACCTCGGTTTTGACTTTGTGGGGTACGAGATAGATACAGACTATTTCAATGCACAGGAAGAGCGATTCCAGAAGCACACGGCGCAGATACGGTTGTTTGACCTTGCGCCAAAGCAAGAGATAGAACAACTAAAAATAATCTAAAAGTCATAGGCAGCGCTTTAATTGCCGGCAGCCATTCTGACGAGAAAGGACTATGACGAATGATTGAGCTAAACAGGATTTACAATGAGGATTGCTTAGAGGGGATGAAGCAAATACCGGATAAAAGTGTGGATATGATATTGTGTGATTTGCCATATGGAACAACGGCTTGTAAGTGGGATAGCGTGATACCGTTTGAGCCGTTGTGGGAACAGTACAATAGGATTATCAAAGACAATGGGGCTATAGTTTTATTTGCAAGACAACCTTTTATGAGTGACTTAGTGTGTAGCAATAAAAAGCTTTTTAGATATGAAATAATATGGGATAAAAAAACAAGTACAGATTTTGCTCAAGCTAATAATAAACCAATTACAGTACATGAGAATATTGCAGTTTTCTATAAAAAGAAACCAAACTACCATAGAATAGACGATGAAGGATTTAAACCATACACAGACAAAAGAACTGTCAGACAAAGTAGTGAACTAGGAGCAAAAGGATGTGTAGTAAGAAAACCTTTTGAGAACAAAACGACAAGAACACCTACGACAATCAGACAGCATTTTACTGATAATCGCAAAGGAAAGGGTAGTAGCTTGCATCCTACACAGAAGCCAGTAAGTTTGTGTGAATGGTTAATAAAAGCATATTCAGATGAAAACGATATAGTACTTGACAACTGCATGGGTTCCGGCACCACCGCAATCGCCTGTATCAACACAGGGCGCAACTTCATAGGCTTTGAGTTGGACAAGCAGTACTGCGACATAGCCAACGAGCGCATACGGAAAGCCCTTGCCGAAAAGGAGGTGGGCGAGTGAACCACTTACTAAACATATGCAACATTAACGGCGCGGAGGTTGAGCCGGTCGGTGTGGTTACAAGGTATCATTTTAAGGAGGTACATAATGGCAAA